GCCCATCACTTGCTTAAACCTTATTATAGTAGCCGAGGTATGAGTTTAAGAGCAGGAGATAAAGACGTTATACCTTTATGCTTTAAACATCATACTGAGTTACATAGAAATGGTAATGAATATAATTTTTTTGAAAAAGTAGTATGTAATTCTAGGTTTGGAATTATTACTGCACAAAAATGTTGGGAAGAAAGCCCATATAACAAGGAGCAACTAAATGACAAAAATTATGACACAAAAAGATAAAGTATTAGCACATTTACAAGAAAATAAAAAAATAAACCCTATAGAAGCACTTAACTTGTACGGAACTTTTCGTATTGCTGCAATTATTCATACTTTAAGAGATGAAGGGTACAATATAGAAACTAAAATGATAAACAATGGAGTAAAAAAGAATCATTTTGCAGAATATCATTACAAAGGTGATGGTAAACAAATGGATATAGAAGATGCCATTAAAAGTTCTTGATTTATTCTCAGGAATAGGTGGGTTTAGTTTAGGTTTAGAATCCACAGGGTATTTTGAGACTGTTGCTTTCTGTGAAAAAGATGAGTTTTGTAAAAAAGTTTTACAGAAGCATTGGTCTCAGTTAAAAATATATGATGATGTAAGGAGTTTACATGACACAAAAATACAAGCAGATGTCGTTACTGGAGGTTTTCCCTGTCAGTCATTTAGCCAAGCAGGATTACAAAAAGGCAGAACAGATGATAGATGGCTCTGGAATGAAATGTTTGATGTTATTAAGCAAGTCAGACCAAGATGGGTTATTGGGGAAAATGTGCAAGGCATTATTAACATTGAAGAAGGCATGGTACTCAGACAGGTGCAAAATGACTTGGATAGTCAAGGTTTCAAAGTCCAATGTTTCATTATTCCAGCTTCAGGTATCGGTGCATGGCACAACAGAAACAGAGTATGGATACTTGCCTGTAACATATCCAACACCAACAGCATCAGACATAGAAGGGGGAACAGCACCAGATGTGCAGATGAAGAATGGACATTTCTACCGAGAGAACAAGAAGGGGGAGAGATGGGGAGTAAAGCTAAGAGACGCAGTAATGTACCCAACTCCGAGTACGAGGGACTACAAAGGAGGAAGTGGAACAATAAAAGAAAAAAATGGCAAATATTATCGACAAAGCAACAAAACAGGAACAAAGTACGGAGTAAGGTTAGATGCGTTGATGGAATACAAAGAAAAAATGTTACCAACACCGACAAACAGCGAACACAAGTACAGGCTGAAGGGAAACAGTCAAGCATCAAATTGTCTGGAAGCAAAAGCAAGGAAACATGGTGGCAAACTGAATCCAGAGTTTGTGGAGTTCCTGATGGGGTATCCTATGGGGTGGACAGAGATAGAGCGAAAAGAATAAAGGCATTAGGTAATTCTATAGTGCCACAGATAGCTAGACAAATAGGATTAGCAATTATGGAAGCAGAAAATGATAACTAGAGAATGGTTACTAAGTAGACATCATAGTGGTAAGTATTTATGCCCAGAGTGTAGTCATTCAAGAAAGAATAAGCACGATAGATGTTTAAGTGTAACCATTAAAACAGAAGGTGTGGTGTATTATTGCCACCATTGTAACGCAAAAGGAGGAGAATTTTATGACCAAACTAACAGCAGAAGTAATACAGTTCGCAGCACAGAGGGGGATAAGCCAGAAAACTCTCGAAGATTTAAGGGTACAAGCAGGAAAAGGGTCATATGGTGATAGAAACTTAGAAAGCATTGTATTTGGTTACTATAATTTAGAAGGTAAAAGAGTAAATTATAAAGCTAGAGCCATATCAGAGAAGATATTTAAACAAGAAAAAGGTGGCGAACAAAGATTTTACAATTTAGATAATGTTTTGAATTCTAATAAGTTAAAAAACAATACTATTTTTATTGTAGAAGGAGAAATGGATGCACTAGCACTCTATGAGGGAGGTTTTGATATAGATTCTATCCTAAGTGTGCCAACAGGTGCTGTAGCATCACCTACAGAGCAACCAGAAGCATCTAGGAAGTATCAATATGTATTAGATGCACTAGACCAAGGTTTAGACCAAGCTAATTGTTTTGTATTGTTGACAGATGCAGATGAACCAGGATTAGCACTACGTCAAGACTTAGCTTCGATACTAGGTCATGGTAAATGTAAGTATTTTGATTGGGATGGTGTTAAAGATTGTAATGAAGCCTTACTTAAATGGGGTAAAGATGATTTAAAATGGACAATTAATGAAGGATTATGTGATTATCCATTAGAAGGCATTTATTCTTTAGATGATATACCACAACCTGCAAAGATTAAGTTGTTTAATCCTATGTTTGGATGGAATGATAAGGTTATGCTTGGTATGGGTATGGTGTCTGTGCTTACTTCATTTCCTGGACATGGTAAGACTTCTTTTTCTACACAGTTATGGACACAAATTGCCAAAGAATACAATATTAACATAGGTATGTACTCTGGAGAAACTAGGGTGCGACCATATATACAACGTAACATTAGAACATTTTATAATAAAAAATTAGAATGGGAGCAATCAGATGAAGAAAAAAATGAAGCTGATAATTTTATTAGAAAACACTTTGTATTTCTTAATCATCCTAACAACAGTCCTGACTTTGACTGGTTGTGTGATAGGATACAAGATATGAAATCTAGGTACGGAATTAGTGCCTTTATACTCGACCCTTGGAATAAACTTAGCACACCTGAGTTTGGTAAAATGTCTGAAACATTATGGATAGGTAAGTGTTTAGACCATCTTACTACTTTAGCTAAACTATTAGATATACATATTATGATACAAGCACACCCTGCTAAACCAGATATGAAAATGGGTAACTCTGCACCGACTGCTTATCAGATTGCAGGTTCTGCTCATTGGTTTAATAAACCAGACCATATTTTTAGTCTATGGAGACCTAAATTTGAGAATGAAGATGGGTCAAGATGTACAGAAAGTTTATTAACTGTTTGTAAAACTCGTTATGAAGAGTTAGGATATCCAAGAGTATTAGATATACAAATGAATTTAGATAATGGTTGCTTTGAATCATACGAAAAAGAGAAGCCAGAAAAGAAAAGTAAGATAGCAAAACATTGGAACGATTTAGATGACTAGGAGGTCAACATGGAGTTTTTAATTATGTATACAATAATCTATACATTTATAGGTTTACAGAACTCAGGAATATTATAGTGGGTAAATTTGTTATTAACTATGTAATGGAGTTTGAAAAAAGACCTAGTAAACATGAAGTAGAAGGAAGGTTATGGAATTTATTAGCTAAAGGTTTTGTTTTAAGAACAGTAGAAGAAAACGATTATTATGTAACTAGAAAAGAAGTAAAGGAGAAAAAATAGTGCCTAAAATAGCAACATTAGATGATTACAAAGTAACTACAGCTCATGGAAAATTACTTTATAATATTGGTAAAAAAAATAATTTAACCATTCAAGATTTAGCTAAAGAATTATCTTGTTCTGTAGTTTATATAAGGTCTATTTTAAAAGGAGATTTAATTTTATCTTCTGATAAATCAATGTTACTTAGAAAAAAATATGAAAGAGAGAATATATGAAATGGTTAAAAGGAAACCAATAAAAAAAGATAATACCAGTAGTCACTGGAAGAAACTTATACATTTAAAAATGTGTAGTTTTTGTGATAATGCAGCAGTTCAGTATCATAAATTAAAATTTTACTGCAAAGAATGTTATGAAAAATTAATTAAGGAGATAAAATGATATTAGAATATATTGCCAAGAAAAATAAACTTAGTAAATCTGATATAGCAAAAGATTTAGACATATCAGAATCAATGGTAACTTTATTATTTCAAGGTAAAAGAAACCCAAGCATAAAACTTATTAAAAGAATAAAGAATACTTACAATATTTCTTTAAATAAAATTATGGAGGATTTATGAACTGTTATAATTGCAATACAAAATTAATATGGGATAGTAATCATGTTATAGATGACAGCTTTCAAGTAGATGACGAAGTAAAAGATTATAATATGACTACTAATTTAAGTTGCCCTAAATGTGAAGCACTTGTTTTGATTTACCATAAAAAACCTACTTGTATACAGGAGGAAGTATGAAAGAGAAACTATTTTATTTTCCATTTTATCCATCAGATTGGTTAGCAGATACTTCTATATTAAATTTAGAGGAGAAGGGTGCTTACATTACATTAATTGCTACAATGTATCTCCAGAAGGATTGTAGCCTGTTTAAAAGGCATATACCGAACATATTAGGGGTAACGGATGAAAGAAAGTTTAATAAACTAATGCAGAATATTATACCGCTATTAATAGATGATGGTGAAAAGTACACACAAAAAAGAATAAAAGAAATTAAGAATAAGATAGAAGGCATTGTAGAAAAGAAACGACAAGCTGGTATAGCATCTGGTGTAGCTAAAAGAAGAAAGTTAAACATAGTAAATACTAAAAACTACACTAAAAAGATAGATAAGTTTAGTGATGTAAGTGCAATAGATAAAGCTAGAAATACTTTAAATAATAACTAATGATGAGTAATCATATTGGTAAAATAGGAGATCGCATTACTGCTACACTTACTGTACGATTTGCCAAATACTTAGGTGAAACTGAATGGGGTTATTCTAAATTCATGGTATCATTAAAAGATGCTGCTGATAATATTTATATCTATTATGGCTCACATTGTATTGCTGAAGCTACAGAAATAGTAACACTAAAAGCAACGATAACAGATCACAATATCTATGAAAATATTAAGCAAACTATTATTAAAAGACCTAAGATAATAGAGGTAAATTAACTACCCATCAAAAGGGAATAACTCGCTGTGTGTTACCATTTATACCTAACCCTAACACTCATACCCAATACATATGCTACCATACCCCTATAACAACTAACTAATTATACTAGCATTATAACTATACTTTTATCTTTAACTTTAAATTCTATTATTGTTTAAACATAATCCCAGTTATGTACAGTTTATGTTAAGCATATGTACAAACACCTGTACCAATTCTGTTTAAGCTGTGTTGATACAATACTAATATATAAAGATAAATATATATACTAACACTAGTATGCCTGTATACCTTATTGTAATATATCCTATAGCTTTCATTCTTTTGTTTTATGTTAGGCAATAATAAAAATACATCTTTATCCTTCTACAAAAAAGGCCTGTGAAATAAAGCTATATAAACATTAAGACTTAGCGGTGTTACTTTCTATCTATAATCTATTAACAGTAACTGTATAAGCATTTAAATAACTTTATATGGCATATAGGTATTATATTTATATGTATATACAACAATCAATAAGCTAGAAGTATTATATGTGTATGTATAACCAAATAGAAGGTTCATTAAATATTTTATTATTTGATTTTTTTTTTTAAAATCCGATGTGGGGGGTAGTCGGCTACTATCTATAGGCATATATCTCTTGTACATCTAACATAATACATTAGGCTTTACATAAATTGTTATTTTATATATATGCTATTATATGAGTGATACAAAAAGCAATACAGGTCGCCCAGCTTTTGAAGTAACGGAAGAATTAGAAAGGCAAGTATCATTAGCAGTAGGGTTTGGCCTTAGTCATGTGCAGATAGGTAAGCTAGTAGACTGCGATCCTAAGACACTTAGAAAATATTTTAGAAGAGCTTTAGAAAGCGGTAAAGAAAGATTGACTATGGATATAGGTAGTCAGTTGTATAAGAAAGCTATGAATGGAGATACAATATCTGCAATATTTTTGGCTAAAACTAAAGGCGGTTTTAGAGAAACTGTAGAGCATGAAGGATTACCTAGTAATATAACAGTAAGTTTTAATTTAGATGATAAGAAACCAATTGAAGCTGAAGTAGTAAAGGAGAAATTAACACATGGCTAGACGAGGATTATATTCTAATATTAACGCAAAAAGAAAACGTATAGCAGCAGGGTCTGGTGAGAAGATGCGTAAAGTAGGAGATAAAAATGCACCAGCTAAAGGTATCTTTAAGAAAATTGCAAATAAAATAAAAAAGAAAAAAACAATTAAAAAAAGGAGTACATAATGAATTACGGATATGGTAGCAGTAAAAAAATGACTAAGAAAAAACCTATGAAGAAAAAAACTAAAATAGTTATGACTAAGAAAAAAACAAAAAAGAGGATGGCATAATGAAAGGGGTAAAACATTATAAAAGAGATGGTTCTTTGTTTAAAGGCAATACCCATAAAATGCCTAACGGAGATTTACATTCTGGTAAGACACATGGTAAAACTAGTGTTAAATTATTTCACTTTAAAGACTTATCCAAAACAGCAAAAGGTAAAGCTAAAAAGGCATGAGTATAGACTATAGGGGTGAAAGATTTTCTGGTTATAATAAACCAAAAAGAACTCCAAATAAAAATAAAAAATTTGCTGTATTAGCAAGAGCTAATGGACAAACAAAACTTATAAGATTTGGCGACCCTAATATGAGAATAAAAAAAAGTAGTCCTGATAGAAGGAAAAGTTTTCGAGCTAGACATAAGTGCGACACATCTCCACCTTCTAAACTAACAGCTCGATACTGGTCGTGTAAGAAATGGTAGCCTGTTCCCTATGCATATAACCATTCCTTACACACCCAGACCACAACAAGCAGACTTACATAAAAATAATAAACGATTTAAGATTTGTGTATCCCACAGACGTTGGGGTAAATCTGTGTATGCGATAACAGAAATATTACGTAAAGCATTAGAAATAAAAACAGAAAGAAAAGATGGTAGATACGCATACATAGCTCCATACT